GAGGCAGAGTTAAATTTTCAACAGGTAGTGATTGTGTAAGAAAAGGTAAAGATAAATTAGAAAAAATAATTAAGTCTGGTGTAAAACCAGATAGTCAAGATGGAATTCTTGCAAGACAAATTTTAAAAGCAGGTAGATCACTCGGTAGTGCCTTTACGTTAAGTGGTTTGTTTGGCCCTGCTGCGATAGCTTTTACAGCTGCAGTTGAGGCAGGGTTTGTTGGTTATGACATGTTAACATCTGGCAAAAATTTTAAAGAAGCTGTTGGTGATAGTTTATTTAATTATGCACTTGGAGAAAAAACAAAGATAGATCCACAAAAAGAATTGTTTAAAAGATTTAGTGGTCTTGGTTATAGCGATGAACAATTGGGTAACTTTGCAAACGTATTAAATCAAACTAATCAATTAAATACTATTCTTAAACAAGACATAAAAGTCAATAATTTAAAAGATCAAGTCAAAGCTTTAAGAGAACAACCTAAAGACACGTTTATGTCACCAGATATGACACCAGATGATGAGATGTTACAAACAGATCAAGCCATAAGAACAGAACAAGCATTAAAAGATGAAAGTTTAAATTTCGATAATATTATTAAAGATTATAGAACTCCTTTGCCTGTTGATACAGGTGACTTTGGTGGATTAAGCATGGAGGATACTATACTTGGAGATATGGCATCAGGTAAATTTCAAGACACACAACAAGATCTTAAAGCTGCAAATATATTTGCTAACCTTGAAAAATCAAAAGCCGTTCAAGACAACTTTTTTGGTAAATTTTTACAAGGAGATATTGGTAAACGAAAACTTGCAGATAAAATATCTGGACTTGAACAAGACTATTCTAATTTATTACAAGAAAGAGGACCAGAGCTAACACCCTTTGCAGGTGGTGGTATTGCTGGTTTATCCGGTGGTATAGATGAAGGTCCACAAGTAGAATCAATGAATCCTGATTCACAAGGGTTGCAAGGTTTAATGAAACGTGCTAGAAATATATAGGAGTATTAAATGGCAGAAATAGACAAAGGACTCCCGAACACTAGAAACAAAGAAGAAATTCCTTCAGACGCGGAATTACAAGAAGTAGCTGTTCAGGAACAAGAACAAGAAGACCCAAAAGGACCAGTAGAAGTAATACCAGAAGAAGATGGTGGTGCTACTATTGACTATGAACCGGGAGCTATAAATATACCGGGCACAGAAAATCATTTTGATAACTTAGCAGACCTTTTACCAGATGATGTTTTAGAACCTGTAGGTAATGACATGGTGCAAAACTATATGGACTACAAATCATCAAGAAAAGATTGGGAACAATCTTACACAACAGGTTTAGATCTTCTTGGATTTAAATATGAAAATAGAACAGAACCTTTCCAAGGTGCATCAGGTGCAACACACCCAGTATTAGCAGAGGCTGTCACACAATTCCAAGCCCAAGCTTACAAAGAATTATTACCAGCAGACGGGCCTGTAAGAACACAGGTTGTAGGTATTAAGAATCCACAGACAGAACAACAAGCTGTTCGTGTAAAAGATTTCATGAATTATTTAATTATGGATCAGATGAAAGAGTACGAGGCAGAGTTTGATTCTATGTTATTTCATTTACCACTTTCAGGTTCTACATTTAAAAAAGTTTATTACGATGTGCCTATGGCTAGAGTTGTATCTAAATTTATACCAGCAGATGAATTAGTTGTTCCTTATACTGCAACTTCAATTGATGATGCAGAGTCAGTCATACACGTTATTAAAATGTCTGAAAACGAATTGAGAAAACAACAAGTCAATGGTTTTTATAGGGATGTAGAATTATCTCCTCCAGGCAATGTTGAACAAAACTCTGTAGAGAAAAAAGAAAAAGAATTAGATGGAACTAAAAAAGTCGGTAAACAAGAAACAATGTACACTCTTTTAGAGTGTCATGTAAACTTAGACTTAGAAGGTTTCGAAGAAGTTGGTTCTAATAATGAGCCAACAGGAATAAAATTGCCCTACATTGTAACTGTAGAAGAAGGCAGCCGAGTAGTACTCTCCATACGGAGAAACTATGCGCCCAATGATCTAAAGAAAAATAAAATCCAATATTTTGTCCATTTCAAATTTCTGCCAGGACTAGGATTTTATGGCTTTGGACTCATTCACATGATTGGCGGATTGAGTCGTACGGCAACGGCGGCTCTCCGTCAATTATTAGACGCAGGAACATTATCAAACTTACCTGCAGGATTTAAACAAAGAGGTGTTAGAGTTAGAGATGAAGCAGCTCCAATACAACCAGGTGAGTTTAAAGATGTAGATGCACCAGGCGGTAATTTAAGAGATGCATTCTTTCCATTACCGTACAAAGAGCCATCTCAAACATTATTAAATTTATTAGGTATTGTTGTTCAAGCAGGACAGAGATTCGCAGCTATTGCTGATATGCAAGTGGGCGATGGTAATCAAGCAGCGGCTGTAGGAACAACAATCGCATTATTAGAACGTGGATCAAGAGTTATGAGTGCAATACACAAAAGATGTTATGCAGCTATGAAAGATGAATTTAAATTACTTGCAAAAGTAGTTTCACAATATTTACCACCAGAATATCCTTACGATGTTGTGGGTGGCGCAAGAAATATAAAACAAACAGATTTTGATGACAGAGTAGATGTTGTACCAGTAGCGGATCCAAATATTTTTTCAATGTCGCAAAGAATTACTTTGGCTCAAACACAATTACAAATAGCAACATCAAACCCACAACTACATAACATGTATCAAATCTATAGAAACATGTATGAAGCAATCGGGGTTAAAAATGTAGACGCAGTTTTACCTGCACCCGCACCAAATGCTCCAATGGATCCTAGTATGGAACACATAAATGCATTAGCTGGTAAACCTTTCCAAGCTTTTCCTGGTCAAGACCACAGAGCACACATCACAGCTCACTTAAATTTTATGTCAACTAATATTGTTAGAAATAATCCTGCGGTTATGGCAGCAATACAAAAAAATATTTTAGAACACATTAGTTTAATGTCACAAGAACAAGTACAATTAGAGTTTAGAGAGCAGTTACAACAAATGATGATGATGCAACAACAAGCAGCAATGAATCCACAAGTGCAAGCACAGTTACAAGCGCTTACAAATCAAGTTGAAGCTAGAAAATCTGTGCTTATCGCAGAGATGACAGAAGAATTTATGAAGGAAGAGAAGCAAATTACATCACAATTTGACAATGATCCTCTTTTAAAACTAAAATCACGTGAAGTTGACCTACGTGCGATGGAAAATGAGCGTAAAAAAGATAACGATGAAGCTCAAATAGACCTTGCAAGAGCAAGATTAATGCAACAAGGTGAAATTGCAGAGGATAAAATGGATCAAAACGAAGATTTAGCTAAATTAAGAGCTGGAGTCAGCCTTGCGAAGACAGGAGTTAAGCAGGCAGCGATAGTAACAGGTGAAGAATAATGCCATTAAACAAAAAAGGTAAAAAAATTATGAAATCTATGAAGAAACAGTACGGAAAAAAGAAGGGTGAAAAGATATTCTATGCATCTAAGAACAAAGGTGTTATAAAAGGAATAAAAAAAGGAGCATAAATGCAAAAACTTGATAAAATCAAAGAAGTTAAAGTTGCTGAGCAAAGTATTGAGGTAGATCCTAGATCTAAGACTACTGCTGATGGTGCTTTTAACTATATTGCTACAGGAAAACCTGAGATGCCAGTTGGCGGTCAGAAAAGAATGTTAGCAGAAAAGAAAAGAAACTCTAAAGCGTACTAATATGTGGTTATCGGCAATAAAATTAGCCGTTTCTGCTGGAAGTAAGATTTACGCTAACAAGCAGAAGACGAAGATGGCAATGTCTGATGCACAATTGATGCATGCTGAACGTATGGCTCGAGGTGATGAAGCTTACCAAGGTAAACTTTTAGAAGCTAGGCAGTCAGACTGGAAAGACGAGGCAGTTTTGATAATTCTCTCGACGCCCGTCATGATTTTGGCCTGGGCAGTGGTATCGGACGACCCGACAGCGATGGACAAAGTAAAATTGTTCTTTGATATGTTCTCGCAGCTCCCGTCATGGTTCACAAACCTTTGGATCCTTGTCGTGGCGAGCATTTATGGTATAAAGGGAACACAAATTTTTAGGAATGGTAAAAAATAATGTCTAGATTATACAACACATTTAAAAATATTATAAAAGGTGGTGCACAAAAAACCACTGGAACAGAAGTTAAAGATTTTGTTAAAGTTGCAAAAGATTTAACAAAAAAAAGACAAATTCAAGATGATATTGTTAAAACAAGAGATGAAATACATAAAAATTATAAAGTATCTGATGAAAATAAAGTTAAGTTAAGAACAAACGCTAATCAACCTAAAATTAATAAAAAAATGTCTAACATAATAGATAGAAATGAAGAATCTAAAAAAATATTTAAAGCAGCTGAAAACAAAGCTAAAGGTGGTAGAGTTGGTCTAAGAAAAGGAACACCTAATCCGTTTGGAAAAAAATCTAGTACACAAAAAATAGCTGAAGTGTTTGGTCCAAAAAGAAAAATTAAAAAAGAAAAACAAAATATTAGAATGCAAGCTAAAAAAGGTGGAGCTGCTAAAAAGAAAAAGAAGTTTCCTGATTTAACAGGAGATGGTAAAGTTACATTTGCTGATGTTTTAAAAGGCAGAGGTGTAATTAACGGTAAGAAAAAAACAAAGAAAAAAATTATATAATGGCTGGAAAAGGTTTATACGCAAACATTCACGCTAAAAGAAAACGTGGTGGTAAAATGAAAAAGAAAGGTGCAAAGGGTGCACCAACTGCAGCAAACTTTAAAAGAGCTGCACAAACAGCGAGAAAAAAATAATGACTAAATTATGTCCTAGAGGTAAGTCGGCCGCAAAAAGAAAATTTAAAGTGTATCCGTCAGCATATGCTAACGCCTACGCTAGCAAAATTTGTGCTGGTAAAATTAAAGATCCCTCTGGTGTAAAAAGAAAAGATTTTAGAGGCAGCAAAGCTGAAGGTGGATTAATGGAAGCAACTGAAAGATTAAAAAGACAAGGTTTAAAAGCTGGTGGTAAAGGTTGTAAGTTAGCCATGAAGGGCAGAGGAAGAGCTTACGGAAAGAATTCATAATGGCCAAAAATGGTCTTGATAAATGGTTTGCACAAAAATGGGTAGACATTGGTTCGAAAAAAAAAGATGGTTCATTTTCAAAATGTGGCCGTTCAAAACAAAAAGCAGATTCAAAAAGGAAGTATCCAAAATGCGTCCCACTTGCAAAAGCCACACGGATGAGCGACTCGCAAAGGGCGAGTGCTGTCAAACGAAAGAGAGCAGTAGCACAAGGAGTGGGCGGCAAACCTACTAACGTTAAAACTTTTGCAAAACGAAAAAAAGCTATGGGTGGTGGTTTCATGGCAAGGAGATCGATGTATGTCTAGAAATGATTATGGACAAAGATTTGGAGAGGCAAAACAATATTTTGGAAATTTCCCAGATGGTAGAACAGCTCTAAAAAGAGGGGGAGATGTAATGCCAAAAAGAAATAAAAAGAATTTCCGTTCAACGGAAAAAGGTGCAGGCATGACAAGAGCCGGAGTGGCTGCATATCGAAGAGCAAATCCCGGCTCTAAACTAAAAACAGCGGTCACTGGCAAGGTCAAACCAGGATCAAAAGCTGCTAAAAGACGTAAATCATTCTGTGCGAGAAGCGCAGGACAAATGAAGAAGTTTCCTAAAGCCGCTAAAGATCCTAACTCGAGACTAAGACAGGCTCGCAGAAGATGGAAATGTTAACATGAGAAAAGCAAAAATGGGAGGCGGCATGATGAAAAGAAATGTTGCTATGAAAAAAGGTGGAAAGATCCCTCCACAATTAAAAAAATTCGTCATGGCTAAAAAGAAAAAAGCTGCGATGAAAAAGAAAAAGGCATAATGAAAAAAGCAAAAGCAAAAATAAAAAAAGTTATTAAAGGTCTGAAGAAAGCATCTAAGTTACATGCTGGTCAGGCTAAAACTTTAAAAGGAGTTATAGGTGGCCGATCCAAAAAAAGGAACGGGTAAAAAACCTAAAGGCTCCGGCCGAAGACTTTATACGGACGAGAATCCTAGAGATACTGTCCGTATAAAATTTGCAACTCCAGCAGATGCAAGAGCAACTGTTGCAAAAGTAAAACGTGTAAACAAACCCTTTGCACGCAAGATACAAATATTAACAGTTATGGAACAACGGGCTAAAGTTATGGGTAAAAGCCAAGTTGCATCCATTGCTAAGAAAGGAAAAGATGCAATTAGAAAACGTAATAAAAAGACTAATTAAGTTTATTAATACAAGAACAGAAGCTTTATCTATAACTGTCACATCAGGAGGTATTGACAATATGGAAAAGTATCAGTATATAATAGGACAGATAAATGCCCTAGAGGCAACAAGACAGGAACTCTCTAACCTGCTAAACGATAAGGAGCAAAATGAAGGAACAATCATCGATATTAAAACCAAACAATAAACTTGTTGGTGTAAAACCCTCAAAAAAAGAAGAACCAAAATTACCAAATCCAACTGGGTGGAGACTTTTAGTTTTACCTTTCAAGATGAAAGAAAAAACTAAAGGTGGAGTAATACTAGCTGAAAACACTTTAGAGCGACAACAAGTTGCTTCACAAGTAGGTTTAGTTATGGCCATGGGTCCTCAATGTTATAAGGATAAAGAGAGATATCCTGAAGGTCCGTGGTGCAAGGAGAAAGATTGGGTTATGTTTGCAAGATATGCAGGCAGCCGAATCAAAATAGATGGTGGAGAAATGCGTCTGCTAAACGACGATGAAGTGTTAGCAACAATTGATAGTCCAGAGGACATCTTGCATGAGTATTAATCATAGGAAGGAGTAAACTATGCCAGAAGAAGAAAAGAAAACGGTTGATTTAGATACATCGGGTCCCGGTGCGGAAATTGATATCGAAGAAAAGAAAGATGAAGCTGTTGTAGAACAGCCGGAACAAGAAACAGAAAAAACAGAACAAGGTACAGATAAAACATTTGAAAATGAAAGAGAAACAAAACTAGACGAAAAAAAATCAGATAATGAACTAGAAGACTACAGTAAAGGTGTGCAAGCTCGTATTGCAAAACTAACTCGTAAGATGAGAGAGGCCGAAAGAAGGGAACAAGCTGCTCTTGATTACGCGAAAGGTGTAGAAGAATCTAGAATAAAATTAGAGAAAAAGTTTAAACAAACTGACTCTGATTATATTAAAAAATTTGAGTCTACCATTGCTTCAGGTATGGAGGCAGCACAAAAAGAATTAGCTGCAGCTATAGAATCTGGTGATGCAACGGCTCAAGTACAAGCTAATAAGAGAATTGCAACTCTCGCTTTTGAGAATGCAAGACTTGAACAAGCAAAACAAGGTAGAGAAGTTGAAGCACAGGAAGAGAAGCCTGTAAAACTTTCTCAAGGCGGAAATGTAAATATTCCTCAAAAAGACGATCCAATTAATCCGGATCCAAGAGCTGAAGCATGGGCTGCAAAAAACTCATGGTTTGGAACTGATAGAGCGATGACTTACACTGCTTTTGAGATACATAAGGATTTAACTGATAAAGAAGGTTATGATCCTAGTTCTGATGAGTATTATGCGGAAGTTGATAAAAGAATACGTGTTGACTTTCCACATAAATTTGGTAATACTGATAAAAAGCAATCGACCACCCCCGTTCAGACGGTGGCTTCAGCTAATAGAAGCGTAAGACCAGGTCGCAAAACTGTGAGACTCACATCATCACAGGTCGCAATAGCGAAAAAATTAGGTGTGCCACTCGAAGAATACGCAAAACAATTAAAAAACACGGAAGGAGCGTAACATGGAAAAAGATAAAAACACTTCTCGTGCGAACCAAACACGGTCAAAGTCTGAAAGACCTAAAGTGTGGGTTCCACCATCATCTCTAGATGCACCCCCTGCACCTGATGGATTCAGGTATAGATGGA